CTGCTCGTGTTCGACAGCCAAACAACGCAGGAGCAAAAGGCGTTTATCGTTGCCGACAGCAGCACACACCCGGCAAGGTATCAGCAGTTCACCTTTACAGAGGGCAGCACCGCACAAAAGACGCTGGCAATCGGAACACACTATTGGCGTTTATTCGCCCAAACAAGCCCAACAAATACTGACCCCGACCTTGCCAACGAAGAAATCGACCGGGGCGTGGCGTACTGCCAAACCTCACACGGGGTATTTAACGACAATGAAGTCAACACAACCATTAAACAGCACCACATCGGATGAGTTTTGAGATACTGAAAATAAATTTCGCAGAAAGCAAGCTGCCAAAATTCAAAGAGCAGAAGCAAAAGGGGTTTATTACCTACGGGGAAAAGAACGATTTTCCCGAAACCTTGCTTGAATTCTACAAACGCAGCCCGAAACACGGGGCTATCCTGAAACAGAAAGCCCGATTTGTTGCCGGAAGCGAATGCGTAATTGAGGGCAACGAAGCCGCATTGAAGATGCTAAACTTTGTGAACCCATACGAGGGGCTGCACGACCTTAAAGGAAAACTGGCACTTGATTATGAGTTGTTCAATGGTTTTTGTTTTGAGGTGCATTACAACCAATTAGGCGAAATTGCCAAGCTGTACCACCTTGATTTTAGCCGGGTGCGTACTAATGACCACACGGAGTATTTTTACGCCCTTGATTGGCAGAAAGCGAAGACCGATGACATAAAAACATACCCGGCTTTTAATCCTGAAAATGCGCAGCCGTTTAGCGTTCAGCTTTACTATTACAGACAATACGATGCAGGACTTGGCGTTTATCCTTTGCCGCCCTATATCCACGGGTTGCAGTATATTGAGATCGATGTTGAGATAGCAAACTTCCACAACAACAACATCCGCAACGGCTTTTCAAATGGCACGCTGGTGCAACTTTTCAAGGGCGAACCAACCCCTGAACAAGCGCGGAAATTTGAACGGAAGTTTAAGGACCGGACCACCGGAACAGACAATGCCGGGGGGCTTATTATTCAGTTCAATGACAACAATGAAAAGCCTGCTGAAATTAGCCAAATACAGCCGTCTGACCTTGACAAACAATTCCTGCAACTGAACGAAGCCGTAAATGATGAAATCTTCACGGCTCACAACTTCCCCCCTATCCTTATGGGTCAGAAAGCAGACGGGCAGCTGGGCGCAAGAAACGAACTGATTGAAGCCTACGAGGTTTTTCACAAATCCTATGTGAACCAAAGGCAGGCACAACTTGACAGATGCCTTGAATATGTTGCAGATTTTGTTTATCCGGGCGTTAAATTAAGCACGCAGGACAGCGAATTTATAGGCATTGATTACATCGGATTGTATCAAGCCGGGATTTTGACGAAAAACGAAACCCGTGAAGCATTGGGGTTTGAGCCAATCGCAGAACCAACACCTGCACCCGTTGCCGCACAATTTAACGATGTAACCAAGTGGTTAGTTACCGACTTGGAACTTTTTGCACAATTTGGCGAAAGTGCTGAAAGATTTGCAGAGATGACATTCGAAGAATTAACAGATAACGAACTTAAAGTGCTGGCAATCATCGAAGACAACCCCAAGGCAAACATTCAGGAATTGAGCAAAGGCACAGACATAAGTGAAAAAGAAGTAGTTAAAATCCTTCGCGTTTTGCAGGATGCCGGAAAAATTGAGTGGACTAACCGGGCGATAAAAATTACCGACATCGGGCGCGGGGATATTGGCGACAGCGGGGGAGTGCCTAAAATAGAATTAAGGTACAAATACGATTTAGACCCGACCGCACCACCTTTGCAGCCCGGTGGCGAAAGCCGTGAATTTTGCAAAGAGATGATGAAGATGAATAGGCTCTACACCCGTGCGGAAATCGACCAGCTGACACAGATTTTAGGTTACGATGTATGGAAGCGCAGGGGCGGTTGGTACACGGTGCCTGAAAGTTCGCCACCTATTCACATTCCGAGTTGCCGTCATCTTTGGAAACAAGTATATGTAAGGAGAAACAACAATGGCTAATTTCGCTTTTTTTGTAAGTGAGCAGGATGTCAAGAAGAACACCCCCATTGATGAAAATGTGGACAGCAAAATCCTTCAAACTGCCATGCGCACCGCGCAGGACATTTACATTCGTGATATTATCGGTAGCGGGCTTTATGACAAGATTTGCGACGATATAAACGGGGCAGGGTTGGCAGGCAATTACCTGACATTGGTTAATAAATACATTGCACCTTGCCTTTATCACTACATCGTAACCGAGAGCATGTTGCCGATGACATTCAAAATGATGAACAAATCGGTAATGACAAGGGGCAGTGACAATTCAAACCCGGTGGACATTGACCAGCTGACACGAATTGAACGCGAATATCAGCACAAAGCTGAGTATTACGCCCAAAGATTGCGCGATTACCTCATGGAAAACAACACCTTGTTCCCGTTATACCTAAACCCGGGCGATGGCATCGACACGATTAACCCACATCAACAAGATATGCTGGGCGGGTTTTTCTTGGGTAGTGATGCTGGTGATTGCTTCCTTAATTACGATTTTCCAAAATGAGTAAAGTCCGAGAGAAAAACGAAAAAAAAGCCTTAATCTACTTTCAAAAGTATGGTAACGATAAACCAACTATTAAACGCCCTTACAACAGCGGGAGAAAACCACAAGCAGATTAAGGCGGTAGTCACTAACCTTGACTACAATGTTGCCACCACCGGTGACAACCTTTATCCGTTGATGCGGATATTTCCGGATGGTAGCCAAATCGACATGGATAGGGTTGTTTTCAGGTTTGCCGTTGCCGTAATGGATCGCCACCGCGAAGATTTTTCTGACGCAGTTGAACGGATTTCGGATATGCACCAAGTTCTGTTGGACATTTACAGCACATTAAGGTACATTTACCGCAATGACAGCGCAGGGATTTGGAAATTAGAAGACAGCGCAACACCTTTTTATGACGATAAAACAGACATCGTGGCCGGGGTTGCAAGTGTGCTGACATTCACCGCTTCAAATACCCGTGATTTCTGCGATGTGCCTTCAAATGATTACAGCTTTCCGGGGCTTGATTTGTCGGGGCTTGTAGTGATTGACGGGGGCTTTTACAATTCAGTATTTTCAAACACAATTAATGGCGGAATAGCGTGAGTTACATAACTATAAAATTAAGACGCGGCACAGCTGCACAATGGACAGCACAAAACCCGGTTCTTGCCGAGGGCGAAGTGGGTTTGGAAACCGACACCCGTAAATTCAAAGCAGGTGACGGCACAACCGCATGGACGGGGCTACAATATTACGGTGGTTCAGGCGGTGGCGCATCCACATTCATAACCCTTTCCGATGTTCCGCAGAGTTACACCGGGCAGGGTGGCAAACTTGTACGGGTAAAAGCCGATGCAAGTGGATTGGAATTTTACACGCTGACCATTTCGTCCGGTGATGTCACAACCGCATTAGGCTTTACCCCTGAAAATGTCGCAAACAAATCCCTCAACATCGAAACAGATCAGGCGAGTAATACCAAATATCCAAGCGTTAAAGCCGTTTATCAATGGGCGATTAACACCTTCACCACTCCACTTGAAGTGCTTAACACGATTACATCGGAGTTGGCAGGCTACGCAACTCAGGCATGGGTAACTTCGCAGGGCTATATTACCAATGTCATCACGGCTTTGGGCTTTACCCCCGAAAATGTGGCGAACAAAAAGACCACGCTGTCCGATAATTCAGACACTTTTTACCCCTCACAAAAGGCGGTTAAAACGGCTGTGGATGCAAAGCAAGACACGCTGGTATCAGGCACTACCATAAAGACAATAAACGGCAATTCTGTTTTGGGCGGTGGTGATTTAGTCATCAGCTCAGGTGCAGACATCTTAGAAATTCAAGTTTTCTCATAAAATGGCAACATTCACAAAAATATTACTATCGGGCAGCACGGGTGGCAGGCCGATTAAGGTAGCTGCATCAGGCAGCACCGGCACAACAATTCACACCACGCAGGCGAGCAGCGGAGTAACCGACGAGGTTTGGTTGTATGCAACAAATACCAGCACCGCACTTGTTGAACTAACAATCGAATATGGTGGCACTTCAAATCCAGATGACCGTATAATTGTCGGCATCCCAAGTAAATCAGGATTGAGCCTTGTTTTGCCGGGATTGGTGTTGACGGGGGATGGCACAACTGGTCGCACAATTAGGGCATTTGCAGGCACAACAAATGTCATTAACCTTGTTGGGTATATCAACCGCATTTCATAATGGCTAACGGTCGTTTAGGACTTCGCACAAGACCGGGATTGGTTCGACCTGACACAGAGGTTTTTCAGTTTAAAAATTTTCTTTTAAACGATTATCCCGCTTATGCAGCCTATTCGTTAAGATTATTGAACAGCGCATACACCGGAAGCGCAATAAAAGTTCGCAGGTCAGGGGATAACACAGAGCAAAATATTGGCTTTGATGCCTATGGCAATTTAGATGAAGTCAGGTTAAAAGAATTTGTTGGGAGTAACAATGGATTTGTGACCACTTGGTATGACCAATCAGGCAATTTGCGCGATTTAGTACAAAGCACAGCCGCAAATCAACCACAAATTGTTGTTTCGGGCATTGTACTAAATAATCAAAATAGAGTGACAGTTCGATTTGACGGGACAAATGACAGTTTAACTTTATCCTCATTAGGTTTAACAAGTGAATATGTATCGGTTTTTTCTGTTCAAAAAAATGATGACAATGGCAGCGGCGACCTTGATGAAATTTTCGGCATAGGCAACCAGTCAAATGGTCGGGCACGCTTCAACGCCATTGTTTTTGGCAATTATTTGTCCGCTGGTTTTGCAAGTAACTTGACTATTTCAGCTGCATCTTGCTTTCAATACATTCACATAAGTCACTTTGACAATGCCAACGATACTATCTACGGACAAATAAACAATGAAACGGAACAAAATGCTTCCCGCACACTTGCAAATATGTCATCCCCTGCCATAACAATAGGCAGTTTATCGGGTGCTTTTTACAAGGGATTTTTCAACGAGGGGATTATTTATTCAAGTGACCAGCGGAGTAATACATCGGGCATAATATCAAATCTAAATGACTATTACAAAGTATATTAAAGGCTATATTTTTTACAGCGAACAAGACGCAACAAATGCGCGTGAAAAATGTGATGTTTATTTCGGAATACCCGTTAGCCCAGAAGATGTTACGCAAAATTGGTGTGAATATTTCTTTGCAGAGTTGCAGGGATTTTATTACATAATTTTCGATGAAAGTTTGCGCCATATATTTGGCGAACCTTTGGATTTAGAAATACATTATACCCCAATAGTATTATGAGAAATGAAGCTGAAACCATTGTGGGAAGTTGGCTTTTATGGCTGGCAGGAGTAGCAGCAAAGTTGCTGCCCATAGTTCAATTCCTTTCATTCACCGCTGCATTAATTTTGTCCTGCATCGGCATTTATAAGTTCTTCAAAAATGGCAAAAAATAAAGAGGTTAAAACATGGAAACCGAAAACAAGAAAGAAGCTGGGGCGGCATACGAAGCACCAGAACAAACACCGCAGGCAGAAGCCAAGCGTAGGGCAAGGGTGAGATTGAAAAACTACTTTGAGCCAACGCCTAAACGCTTCCGGGTGTTAGGTGATAGCATGGCAGCGGCTTCGCTGTTTTTGGCAGGGTTAAATATCGAACACCC